GGTCTTCAAGATGTTGACCGTGGCCCACGGCACATCCTGGCACTCGTTGACGTAGATCAAGGCGTACTCTTGGCCAAGGATTTTGTCGACCCGCTCCTTGTCATCAAGGCCACCGAGGGTAATGGAACCGCCGGAGGGGAACGTGCAGGTCATCTGCTGTTCGTTGAGCTTGTAGTCTTGGCCCAGTCGGAATCCGTGGCCCCGAAGCACTGCGGGTAGCGTCTGGTTCCAGATGCTTGCCCTTACGTCAGTGGCGTACCGGCGGGTAGTCAGGCACCGTGCCGTGGTCTTCGATGCTATCGCTGCCTGAACTGTCAGTGCAAAGAACGTCTTGCCCGATCCCGCTGCGCCGAAGAGTAGCAGGTTGGTGACTTGGGCCAGCAGGTCGCCTGCCTCAGTCTGCTTGGTTGTCAGTTCCACTGGTTACCAATTTTCCCAGAACCGGCGCAAACACGATGGGGCGCAGGTCAGCAATCTCGGCCTCGATGGCCTGCACCGGCATACCGTAGCCCCGGTTGAGCAGCACCTCGGCAGCTCTCACCTGGTCGGACGGCTTGGCGTTGTTGCCACCGTCGACGATGTTGATCAGGGTCGCCAGTGCCTTCGGGCCAGCAGCTCGAAAGGCTTCGCGCAGCTCCTCCGGCATCTTGGGTCGTCCGCTGGGGTTACCTGACTGTCCTTTCTCAAAAAGCGGTGCTGGCATTTCTGAATCACCTCTGTTAGCAGTTTACGGCTTGCAGTGACCTGTGGTCAAGTCCGACACAATGTTGGACTTTTTTAAACTTTTGCCCAACGGATAAAATGGATAACACTAAGTGTGTTATCCATTTTATCCGTCCATTTTGGGTGAAAAGATAAGAAAAGATAAAGCTGGAATATCCATTCTTATCCATTTTATCCGTCATCTTGCCCTCTTAATGTTAATAATGATCGGAGGTTGAAAGGCTGGATTTGTCACAACAAAGCCATTTCCTTGTGTTTGGAGGTAGTCTTCTTTCATCAAATTACCGGCCCAGTAGTTCGACGCACCGGGTTGAAGTGACTTGGTTGCAGTCGAATCGGTAAGATTTTGAACTGTTGTCAAATAGGTTTTTACATCCTCTCGGGAAACAAAAGGAAAGCCGTCGAGGGTTTGATTGCCGTTGCGAATTAGCATTTCTTGCAGCCATGACAAGTGAGTTTTGGTTAAAGTATTAAGCTTGTGCATGACGGTGCCTTGGCCCGAAGCAACGGCCACGCAGGTAGAAACTTCGGCACCAAACTTGGAAATGCCCATTGGAATTACTGCTAAGTCAAAGAAGATTTCCTGACCTTTGGAGGATAGTTCCCGCTGTTTGGTTAGGGTAGCGGATCGTATGCCATCCTTCTCGGTGACCTCGATTTCGGTCTCAATGTGAGCGCGGATACCTGACCAGCCCCGCGCACCACGGGCCGCGTCTTTACCTGTGTGGTGGATTATGACCATGGCTACACTGGTGTGCTGGACTACCATGGAAAACCGTTCCATGACCGGCCCCATATCTTCGCCTGAGTTTTCGTTAGCCCCGGCACTCATTCGGGCCAAAGTGTCGGCGATAACAAGCTTGACCTTTTGGCCCCTGACTTGTTCTATCTGCTCAATCAGGGCCACGACTGAGGAAGCATCACCGGCGTTGGAATAGAAGTTTAGAGGCACCGGAACCATGGCAAAGTTGGAAAGGGATTTGCCGTGGTAACGCTTAAGAGCCTGCATTCTAGATCTGATTGAACCGGGGGCTTCGGTAGCAAGGTAAACCACCAAGCCGGGATCAACCTTCTTGCCGTAGACTTCCATGCCCTCGGCCACCGCAGTGGCAAGGGACAAAGCAAAGAATGTCTTGCCTGAGTTGGAATCGCCGTAAAGAACGGCCAGAGAGTTGGCGACTACTATGTCCTGGATAACTTCGTCTGGTGCTTCGTAGTTGTCGCCGAGGTCGTTTCCGAAAATGACCTGCATCCTGTGAATCACATCAAGGTTTGGAATAAGCAAGGCCATGAGATCGCCACCAAGGGCGCGGTAGTCGTTGGCATCACCGGGAGATGGTGGCATGACTACGGTGGCACCGTGTTTGGCAGCAGCTTGCTCTGCGTGGTTGCGTCCTATTCCGCTGGCATCGTTGTCGGCCACGATGATGATTTCCAGCTCTGGGTGCTTGGCTTTAAGCCTACCGACCACCGGCTCAAGGTTGCCAGCAGAAAATGCAATCACCGTTGGGATGCCGGTCACCTCGTAGACTGTGGCTCCGGTAGCAAAGCCTTCGACAACGTAGGCTTTTTTGCCAATGGCCCCTAATGTGGCAAACCGGCCCTTTGTGGCCCCGCCCTTGTGGTAGAGCTTTGTGCCTTCATGATCAATGTACTGAACGGTGGACAAGGTGCCATCGGAATCAAACAAAGGAATAACCAGCCTGCCGTCCGGGGCAATTCGGGCCAGATGTACTCCTATACCCTTTCGCTTGAGGTAAGGATGATCGGGACTCGCCGGACTGGAACTGGCCCAGATTTCTTCGCAGGTCTCCGCAGCCCGTTCGTTCTTGAACTTGCGTTCTTCGTCGTGACGCTTTCGGGCCTCGTCGATACGCTTGCGGTTTTCTTGGTTCTCCATGAATGACAACGGCCTTCCGATGTTGGCAACAAACTGGTTGCTTGATCCAAGTCTCCAGTCACCGAAAGCACCCGCAGGTACGTTATCATCAAACAGAACATACCAGCCCGCATCGTCGTGGCCGTCTTTAGTCGGGAAACGGTGGATTTGCCCGTCCCAGACAAATACTTGGGGTGGTTCAATCCCAGCACCACGCATCTGGTCACGCAACTGCTCGCTTGGGCTTGATATCGGCTCCGATGGAAAAGCGGTTACGTTGATTGGCGTTTTAAGCGGTGGCATTCAGGTACTCCTGCAACTTTTGCACGGTTTGAATCGAAGGATTCTTTGTCTTGCCCATAACAATGTTGCGGATTCCCTGATAACTCAATCCTGTGGCCTTGGCGACAACGTAGATACGCCGGTCGGTTAATTTTCGTTTGATGGTTTCTAGTTGTTCCATTGTTAAATCTCCTATTGACAGTTTGCACAGTGTTGTTTATTGTGTCAACAGTAGTAGAGAAAGGAGGATTTTATGAACTTTTCGCTGGCATCGTTGATGTCACCAACAAGACGCCCGTTAATTGCCACCATAGTAGGTGACGGTGGAATGGGCAAGACGACATTAGGGAGCTTGTTTCCTGACCCGGTGTTTATCAGAACCGAGGACGGGACTCAGGCCATCGCACACCGGCAAGACGTTGCCTTGTTTCCGGTAGCCAAGACAGTGGAGCAAGTGAAGCAAGCTATTAATTCGCTGCGAACCGAGGGTCACCAGTTTAAGACGCTGGTGCTGGATTCAATCACTCAGCTCGACGTGATGATTCAGGCCGAGATGATTGCCGGGGATGCCAAGGCCAAGAGCATCAATCAGGTCGGTGGCGGGTATGGTGCGGGCTGGAACATGGTCAGCCAGGTACACCGAGAGATCCGGGAACTCTGCGGACTGCTGGCTGAGGAACGGGAGATGAACATTGTGTTTCTGGCCCATGCCCAGAACGAGACGGTGGATTCGCCTGATTCGGACAGTTACCTGCGGGCCACCATGCGGCTCAACAGCAAGTCGGTTGGCCACTACTCGGACAACGTGGACTTGGTGGGGTTCATCAAGCTCAAGACCTACGTGACGGGGGACGAGAAGAAGCGGGCTATCGGGGACGGGACTCGTGTGATTGCCTGTTACCCAACCCCGTCGCATATCTCGAAGAACCGTTTCGGGATTGTGGCCGACTTGCCCTTCGATGGTGTTACGAATCCGTTTGACGCCTACCTTGGGCAGAAGCCCGTTGACATTTACGCCGGGGGGAAGAAGTGACAAAGTATTTTTGTGGAAAATGTCTGAAAGAATGTAAAAGATCCGAACTTCAAAGGGTTTCGGTTTATTCCGACAGGAGGTCAAGCGATGACATTCACTTTGAGTTTTTTCTCCCATACTCTTTTGAACAAAAAGACGACGAAATGTGCGAAGACTGCTTCAAAGAACTTATGACCAAGATCAAGGAGATCAAATAATCATGCCTTTTCAACCAATCGACACCACCGGTTACGCAACCGAAGAGACTTTTGCGCCAATTCCTGTGGGCGACTATTTGTTCTTGGTATCTGATGCCAAGCTGGGTGAATCCAAGACGACCGGCGAGGAATACTTGAGTTTCAAGTTGACTATTGTGGAAGGCCCCAAGGCCAAGAGGGTAATCTACCACAGCGTCTGGTGCTATGGACAGGACAGCGAACTGAACAGAAAGCGACTGGACTGGTTCAAGTCCATGGTCAAGGCCGGTGGCATTGTCAACCTGACCGATCCGGCGCAGCTCAATGGCAAGATTGTCAAGGCTTCGGTTTCGCACTATACCCAGAAGGATGGCACAGTGAAGGATTCGGTGACCCCGTGGAGTTTTAAGGAACCTTCCTCTGCCCCTTTGGCCCCGCCGACCTTCCAGCCTGTGCAGGTCGGTTCCTCCGCATCTTCGGCCCCGGCACCATCTTGGAAGCAGGCGACTGCCCCGAGTGTCCCTAGCCAACCACTGATGGGCGCAGACGGTTTGCCCATGCACGACGACGATATTCCTTATTGATCTCACAGCGTGGCCCCGGCTTGACGGGGCAAAGGGAATGTAATGAAAAACATAAACGATCTTCTTGAGTGCGAAGGGTGCGGAGATTGCAATATACACATACAATCTGTTGAACATAGTGAGATCAAAAAAGACGCATTTGTTTTGATTAATTTTTGGTGCGAGCATTGCGAAAGTGTTACTGCACTTCGGTTGGAAGGCAGAAAAGGTATTGTGTCCCTTGACTACGGTCTTGGTGTAGGTCTTGCAGTAAAAAACTGGAATGAGTGATTTGATCAACTAGCCCTTGGCACCGGGGAGCAGGTGCGTGGGTCTTGCCGGTGACTTGACCGGCTTTTTTTATGGAGTGATCATGCAATTGAATCTGTTTGAATCTAAATCTGTAAAATATGTCATGCCTTACAATTCGTATCCAATAGGTACAATTTGCGGAAAATGTCACTATTTTATATGGTCTAAAAATCGCTTGGGTTTTGATGGCTACTGTTCTTTTTATGCTTTTGACACACAACAAATAGACCAAAGACCAAATGATGGAACAGGTTGGTTTTTTTTTACTGAGGAGCAACTATGCAACATTGGCAACAACAAGCCCGCAACCGCGCCTTGACTGACAAGCGCAAAGCACACAAGCAAGGCGCAGCGATAGTGGACTACATGAGGAGAGCCGCAGATGACAGGGCAAAGCAAGACGAAGTTCCGCAGGACGACAGCCTGGCGAACATTCAGGTCGTCGATCATCAAGGCGAGAGGGTGCCGGTGCGAGCTATGCGGAAGGACGAAGACGTCCCGAGGTCTTGATCTGCACCACCTCACCCCGGCGGTTTACAGTTTGCTGGAGCCAGAGCGTTTTCGGTTGCTTTGCACCGGGTGCCACGAGCTGGTGGAGAGTTTTGTATTTGTTGCCAAGTCGATGCCAAGGGCCGAGGCGTTTCAAGCGTGGGCCGGGGATTTTTTGCCTAGAAAAAGTGTTGACTTATAGGTCAATTTGCCGATACTGAAGTACAGGGGGAAATTATGAAATACAGAGACATGGCGGGTATTTTTGCAATTTTAGCGGTGGGCGCATTTTTCGTTGTTATTACGGTTGTTTTTAACGCAGCCTACACCGAGCAGTTAAGGGAGATTTTTAAATGATGGTGCAATCTTTACACAGGGATGCGTGGCGTGATTACACGCGGGTCAGACTGAGCGACGTGCAGTTCCAGGTGATCTACGCGCTGCTGAAAGACAAGCCGGTGCTGGCACCCAGCATGGGGTACATCGTGAGGCCGAACATGACGCCGTTCGATTTTCAGCGGGTCAACCATATCGAGATTGTTTCCGAGGTGTTGTTATGATGCCGACCCTCAAGGCTTGGCGTCTGTCCAAGGGTCTGACCGTGCTTGAAGCGTCCAAGCTTTTTGGTGTGACGTTTAAAACGGTGTACAAATGGGAGGCCGGGGTGCTACCCAGAAGCATTCCCCTGCTGGCCCGCATCGAGCTGGTGACCGGCATGACTTTGCACGAGCTGTTTCCTGAATATTTCAATCCGCTTTAACCTTGATTCGCTATAACCTCGGGAGGGTGACAGGTCGGAACAGACGGCCAACTTTTAGGGGGAGATATAATGCCAATGTTTAAGGAACTTCCCGTCATTGACGGAAAAACAATTGAGTTGGGTGAAACTGTTGTCCATGTGGCAGCCAAGTGCGAAGTGTGTGGGAAAGAATCAACAAGTACTAAAACACTTTTTAAATCTAAGGCTGGAAATATAGGGTGGAAGTACAATGGTTCAGATATACCCTTGTGTTCAATTGAGTTTAGAACTATTGGAAAGTTCAAAAGTGTATGCAAACCATGTCGAAGTGATTTGATCAAAAAACAAGCGGAAGTTAACAATGAAGTTATTGAAAGACAAAAAATTGAGGCCCAAGCAAGGATAATTGAACGTGCAAAGTTACAATGGTTTAAGAGCGAATCAGCACAAGTGCCTTCTGGCGTTATTGAAATTATTATGGGCAGGGAGTGGGTTAAAGTTATCTGCGATAAATCAGTTCACATGATTAAAGACACAATTTTTGAAACCAACGCTCCAATTAATTGGGCCAAAAGTCAGAAACAAAATGGCCCAGTGAGGCGAGAGATTGACTGACCTGACAAGCCTGATCCGGCTGGTGGTCGAGAGGCACGGCAAGCTGCCAAGCGTTGACTGGATCAGTCGCACCGGCAAGGTGACGGTAGGTGAGGCCCAGCAGGCCCTAGATTCCTACACCGTCCAAGAGGCACCCTTCCAACAGGCCGTAGAGGCACCTACAGAGGCCCCTGTTCTAGAGGGAGATAAGGTGACCCCCAAGGCCCTTGGACACGTCCACGGCGTGCCTATGACAGTCCTAAGGTGGATTGCCGGGGTTCTAGCCACCGGGGCAATAGTTCGGGCCATGTTCTACGCCTTTGGGTGGTTCCACACTGGTGGCGATGAAGTACTCAGTTGGCTGATGAGCGGGTTGGTTGTCGGTGTAACCGTGGTCATGCCCCAGATGGCCGTGATCCTTTTCCGCAATGGCAGTACCTGGCTCAGTGCCTTGGCCTTTGCCCTGACCGGCGTAGTGATGGCGTTCTCGATGCTGATGACAGTGGGCGGGATCTACAACCAGAGGACGGCAGAGTACAACGCCCAGCAGAAGGTGCAGGACGCCGACCAGCAGGCCGAGCGCACACTGGTGGCCCTAGTGGACAGGGAGAAACTGCTGCACCAGCAGATCGATTCTGCGGTTCGGGAGCAGGCACGGCTGCAAAAGGTTCTTGACGGCTTTTCACCTACCGATCAAAGTTTGCCAGCAACCCAGCGCAGGCTCGATGCCCAGACCAAGCGGGTTGACGGCCTGCGCGGTGACTTGGTGGCCGTGGGTTCCGACAAACTGGCCGTAGCGGTCAAGGGTGCCCCTCGGCTGGACTTCTTCGACTGGATCGCAGGATTACTGGGTTGGAGCCGGGGAGCCGTGGAACTGGCCTCTGCAATCATACCAGCGGTGGTGATTGATGTGGCTGCGCCTGTGTTGTTGTTCGTTGTGTTTTTCCTCTGAAAACCTTTTTACGATTGTGTATTGACGTATAGTACAGGTGACCCCATAATCTATTACAGAGAGGAGATAAAGAAATGACCAAAAGCCAGTCGAGAGTTGTAAAGTTCTACGCTGATCGATACAAAGCTAAGGGGGTCATGGTCGAGATGATTGACAGGACTGTGTGCCTTTCAATTGGATCGGGGGCTTTTTCAAGGATCGTTTTTGTTGGCCCAAAAGGTAAGACAAGAGAAGCTTGACTTCCGACCTTTGCCACCTTCGATGAGGGTGGTGCGGGGCGCAAGCCAAAAGGGGGGTGCGGTGAGGCTGGCAGAGGCCGTGGTCGAGGTGACCCACCGCAACCTTATTTAAAGGGGGAACGATGTACATTCACGAAGATTATGTTTTTAGGCATACCAAGACTATGGTTTTTGAGGTTGAGTCAGATCGGCTGCAGGGCGATGTCGTCAAGGTCACCGTTTTAATTTCCGTTGATGGCGATCAGGTCAGCCACATGATCAAGTCGGTTGTCGACTGGGACGGTCTCGACATTGGCCTGCTTGTCGGCGATGATATCGATGTGGTCGACAAGACCAACCGGGCCTTGATTGATTTTTACGCAGAAAGCGGATCAAGAATCAGGGAGCCTTACTTGATGCGCATATCAGGAGACAAATCATGGTAACTAAAGCGAAACTTTATGAGCTTGTTGGCGCAGCCATTGGCGCAGCGTCTTCCTTAGGCTGGAAAAATGGGGCCGATGATTTTAGGAAAGTTTTTCAGGGCGACTACTCAGGTATTCCCCAGTCCTACACAGATGCCATCGTTGACCTTCAAAACAGCCTGGTTGACCAGATCATGGCACTGGCCGAGGACAAGTAGTGAGCTTGCTCCTTGCTTCCATCATTCTGTACTCCAGCCAGACCGGAGTGCCGGTGGGGATAGCGAGGGGCCTCATGATGAGTGAGTCGGGGGGCGATGTGACAGCCGTCTCCCGCACTGGCGACCTTGGTGCTTGGCAACTCAACCCACGGTATCACGACTATTTTAGGTGGCGTTTTAATGCTGGTTGGGAGTTCCATGAGCAGAATGTCGAGGCGTCCAGCAAGATAGCTCTACGGTATCTAGCCAGCCTGCACTCCAGACTTGGGAGTTGGACTAAGGCCCTTGAGGCGTACAAATGTGGGCCATCTGGTACGGCACCAGAGCATATTGTTTTGCTCTGTAGAAAAATTGTAAGGGAGGGATTGAAATAGTTCATGGTTCCATCTGTATAGATGGGCAATAAAGATCTCGGGAGAAAAAAATGAAAGTACTGGTTGAATCGAAAGAGGACGAGGGGTTGATTACGTTTTTGGGAAAAAAGATTACGATTTTTTGTGGGGTTTACATTTACACCGGAACGCTGGTTGGCGTTAACGATAGTTGCGTAAAACTGTCGGATGCCATGATGGTTTTTTCCACTGGCAAGTTTTTGGAAAGAAATTGGTTAGATGCCGAAGCATTTCCGGAAGATTTTTATGTCCAGATGACCGCAATTGAAAGTTTTGGAGTTCTCAAATGACCACAAAGAAAAAAAAGTATCTTCGATATTGGTCTCGGAATTGGACTTGGGCTGGGGCTGGGGCTGGAGCTGGGGCTAGGACTGGGGCTGGGGCTAGGGCTAGAGCTGGGTCTTGGACTGGAGCTGGGTCTTGGCCTGGGACTGGAGCTGGATCTCGGGCTTGGGCTGGGGCTGGGGCTGGAGCTGGGTATTGGATTGGAGCTTGGTCTTGGCCTGGAACTGGAGCTAGGGCTGGGGCATAATTGACCGCATCAAAGGAGTGAAACATGGATAAATGTAGGGAAGAGTTTGAGAAGTGGCGCGAGCTTCAAGAGATGGATATTGCGTGGTGGACTATCTGGCAAGCCGCATGGAATGCTTGTCAGCCCAAGGTTGTCGCCCCCGCCCTGACTGTCGGGTACAGCAGGGAGCAGGTTGACCAGATCGTCGAGGAACTTATCTCCCATGTTGTAGATCAGGAGGGCACTGAGTTTGACATGAGGGATGTCTACGAAGACGCACTAGCCACCCTGACCCCCGCCGCCCAGCCCCGTGACCCGGCGGTGCTGGTCGAGGCGTTGGAACATTACGCCAAACTACGGATGTACGGCGAAGACGGGGGCTTGGCCCGTGAGGCTCTTGACAAGTGGAAGGGGGGACTAAATGAGTGACCACGAAGCCATTGAGCGCGAGACGGTGCGTCTGCTAGTGGAGGCACTAAAGATCGCCCACACCGAGGCAGTGTCAATGAGCTTTGCATCGACCAAACATCGGGAAGACTGCCCCGTCTGCCAGTTGATCAGGAAGCACGACAAATGAAAGATCTTTTAATTAGCCATTGGAACGGTTTCAACCGATCTAGTGGCCTACAGTATGACCGAGAGCCAGGCACTGCACCGCTTGCCAAGAAGCACGAAATTAGCTGGAACGGGTACCCTTTGCCGATTGGCCTGCGGATTACAGACCTAGACTTTTCGACCACGCCAATGGCGAACGGCCAGCTCAATTGGGATCTGGTCGACGTTGACAGGTCGCTGCGATATCCGCAAAAGAAGGTAAACCATGACCATCAAGCTTGAGTTTGGGGAAGAAGAAACCGGCGATGCGATGAATGCGCTGAAGGCCGGTGCCATGAAGATGGCCGCGTTTGATTTTGATCAGCGGTTGCGAAGCATCCTCAAGTACGATATGTGGCCGTCCGACTGGGACAATTTGAGTAGTGGCGAAATGGTAGACAAAGTACGAGCTTTGCATCGGGATTGCTGGGCCGAGGCTGGGGTGGCTTGGGATGACTGACGAAGAAAAGAAGAAGGACATTGCGGAAAAGCAGCGTATTCGAAATGAGCGGTATTTGGCCAGCCTTAAAGCCGACCCAGAAGCAATGGCAAGGTACAAAGAAAGGCAAGCCGAATGGCGCAAGAAAAACAAAGACAAAATCGCTGCTATAGCAAAAAGATCTTATGAAAAACGCATGGCCGGTGTGCCACATAAGAAGTCCGGGCCAAAACCAAAAGCCAAGCCGGCGACAAAACCCAAGTCGGTCAAGGTTGCCAAGCCAGCACCCAAGCCAGCACCCAAGCCGGTTGCCAAAGTGCCAATATATTTAAACCCCAACAAACTTCAGCACGACATTGAAAAAGAGGGTTGGCGAGAGGTGGCCAAATTTGGCGACCGAGGCACCGAGATCCGAGCCTGGATCAAGGGGTTGGTAGTCAGGTACGAGCAAATCAGCAATAGGCGGTCAACCTATGCGCCACTTTTTTGCGACAAAGGAAGGCGGTACAAGACCTATTCGGAGGCACAAAGGGTGGCGCGTGTGTTATGATGGCTCTCCCAGGAGACACCATGAACATCACCGATCAGGTACAAAAGCCAGTCAAAACTCCCATTTTGTATCCTATAGGGTACAAAGCTGATGCGTGGGATGATTACGAACCAGAGCCGGTCAAGCTATGCAAAGTGGTAGACCCCGACTGCGAAGCCTGCCAGTAATTACTTGGTTAGTTCTCGGTAATGGTTGCGGGCCGTGTTTTGGCTGCACCCAAGAAGCTTGCATATTTCGGCCTGCCTTTTGACCGGCCAAAATCGCAAAAGGATTTCATCCATTTCCGGCGTCCATTC